CTCCTGTCGGCGTTCGTCTCCTCGTTGTTAAGCATTACATCAATCAAGAGTTCTCTCAAGAGACTGGCGGTTATGCTGGTCCTTACTTTCCATCGGAAAGTTTCATAGACGTAGATAGTTCTTCACTGTCATCACTTCATAGTTGGGAAAAAGGCGGCATTGTCACGCATTGGATGCCTTTGCCTAAGATTCCAGCCTAAAGTCTAAGATTGAATATTTACTAAAAAAAAGAACCGGCACCACTAGGTAGCGCCGGTTTGTTGACTGAGTTCCTTTAAAATACTTGATAATAATCGGAGGGAAAGGCTAGCTTAGTGCTTGCTTCTGACACAAAAACCAACTAGAAAAAGGATAAGTTCCTTCCTAAACCACCCCGATCCGTCTCTAACCTTATCAAGACGGCGAATTTAGCGAAAGAACTTAGATGATTTTTCAGTTGGTTTGTAAAAAAAGGACAAGCCAGATGACAAAATCTTTATCTAAAACGAATCTCTTAGATGCAACTTATAAATATAATTCCATGTGGCCTTCCACTAGGAAACTCTTCCATGCAGGGCTAATCCCCATGTACACCTGGACAGACACTATCTTTTTGAGTCACAAGAAGATAGCAAAAGAAACTGGATTAGGAATCACGCAAATAAAAAAATGTATCAAACAAGCAATTGAGCTCGGTGTCTTAAAAGTCAAAAAAGACCCAAAGAGGCGCACTTTGACATACGAAGCGGAAGCAAATTTTGTGGAGCTATGCATATTGATCGATGCTTGTCATTTCAAGATGAATTGGAAAAAACATTCCGAATCTGTGATAAAAGATGTGTCAGAAGATGAGCTCTTTTTTGCCAAACTTTTGAAGAAAAGAGGCCAGTTATCAACAACGAAAGTGTCTACATCTTTACTGGCAAAAGTGTCTACTATTAGAATCCTCTCTTCTTTAACTAAGTCTTCTTTGATAACTACTCGAGATCAGGAGCCTCTGGCCGGTCGTGAACAAGTTGTTAACAACGCAAAAGAAAATCCAAATCCAATCAAAGCCGGAAGTCCGTATCTTTGGGGACTGAAATTAAAAGAAAAAGATCGGGTGGTTCTCACTTTTAGGAACTCGCCAGCTGAATTGAAGCGAGCTAGAGAGGGATATGACTTCTTAAAATATAAAAAAGATGTGGTTCCTACCAATGATGCGGCGCTTCTTATTCATATCTTAAAGAAAAATCGTTGTAATAAAAATCTTTACTGATGTAGTTTTTCTTTTAACCCACAAGGAGCGGTTATGAAACACAAGCACGAAAAAGAAGAAATGCCAGCAAAGAAAAAAGAAATGCATGGCAAAATGCATGAAGCTAAAAAGCACGGCATGCACGCCATGAAAAAGCATCACAAGAAAGCAAAATAATTGTGAAAAACTTTTTTGGTGGCGTTTTCGGATTCACCGTTGAAGATATTTTCGGCTCTCTAAAAAGGAAGGCAAAAAAATGGACAGGAAGATGCGCAAAGTCTCCAAGCAAATCCGCAAAGGGGAAAAGATCATCGAAAAAGCGGCCCGCAAGAATGATAAGCTCGCCAATTACGACGAAAAGGTCCGCGATCCCATCATCGAAAAGTATCAAAAAATGAAGAAGAAGGGCTGCAAATAGAGCCCTCATGCTAAGATGTTCTTTCTTACAAAGACAGAGGAACTGCTTGGCTATGGTTCAATTAGATCTATTCGGTGATCACACAGTCATTCTGGTCAAAGTTAAGAAGAAAAGAAAAAGGAAGGGGAAATGAAAAGAGAAAACATCCAAGTTTGGGTAACGCAAGACGAATTAAAAAAACTTGTAGAACATGACGAGTTCGTCAACACTTGGGATTATTTTGATAATGAAGATGCTGGCGATAATGAGCTGGGTAAAATAACAACTTCCCATTTCAACCTAAGATTTAACTTGATGGGGAGGAATAAAGAAATTCCTACTGATCTTAAAGACTCCGCAAAGATTCCATTAAAAAAAGAGACTTTCCGCATCCGTTCAAACAAAAAATAGTATGTTTAAAAAAGATTATTTACATTCAATAATAGTTTAGTGCAAAAACATATGAAAACAAGTAATTATTTATAACATAATCTTGATTATCAGACTGTGATATTTATGGGGAATATGTTATTCTATATTAATGCCGGATTATAACGAACTAAAAGAATTTATATCTCATGCAAAGAAATTTATGGCACCACAAGTTCAAGAAAAAATCATCCAAGAAAATATTACTGCCAAGCAAAAGAATTATCGAAGAAATCATCTTCCAAGCAATAAAGAAAATAGAAGGAAATACTTTAAAAGTGAAAAGGGCTTAAAACAACAAAAAATGCGATCGGCTTTTCATGGATTCTATAGGATTGATGGACTTAGAGATGTACCAAAAGAAGAATTTCGTAAGATAAGATCTTTTTATCTTAATAAACCCTGTGGATGCCATGTTGATCATGTTATTCCATTGAATGATGGAGGAAAACATTGTCTTGAAAACCTTCAATATTTGAAGGCTGATGATAACTTGAGAAAGAAAAAAAGGACTGATACAAACATGAAAGTTCAACTCATGCGAAATCGATTCATTCGCAAAATTTAGGTTTAACAAAAACTTAACGAATTCGATAATGGGCATCATAAACGATTTTGAGAAAAATAAAGACCTCAACTAAGGAGTCGTTATGTCGGACCTGTCGCCAGCAATGAATGTTGTAGCCGGAGGAATGATCGTTTTGTTCTTCGTGACTTTATTCTATCAGCTGAAAAACTTATGTCGCGAAGAGAATAGGAAAAAGAACCCTTAAAAGGGCTCTTTCTTGTACTCCTCTATCGATTTGCGAATCTCTTCAAGTCTATAGACATCTGCGAGTCGATCGTCTAGAAGATTTCTCCAATTGAGGTCCCAGTTTAAATCATTTACATTCTTTCCGAATGTTAATGAGAAATGTTTAGCGTGATGCGAGTTGATGGCTTTGGCTTCATTTAGAGCTTTATCGTAGTAATGTAGATAGAAATTATGGGCAAGTTTTGCATTCGTCACATAGATTTTCTCCAGTTTCTTTTCTTCATTTAATCGCTGAGGAGGAAGATGTTCGATCTCTTTATTGAGAAGATGTTCGATGCGAGCATTCACAATCAATCCAGCTTCGGCCCAAGGCTTGAAAAGGTCCCTTGAAATACGTTCTCCCCTGTTTCTGTACATGTCTCGAATATATCCAGGTGTCTGCTTTTCCAATGCATCAAGCTGTTGTTTCTCATAGATTATATCATGCGGAGGAATAGGAGAAATATATGGTTCGATTAATAGTTCTCCAGACCCATTGCCTCTAAATTTTTGCAAAATCCCATCTTCTTCAAAAAGACGGTTTGAAATTTCTTTATAGGGATTTGTGGTGTAGGCTTTATGATACTCGTCACTATTTTTTGTGACAAAATGTTCAATACAGGCGCTAAATGTTACTGGGATTTGCGAAAGCCAAAATATCTTTTCAATAGATGCGGAGCGTCCTAACACAGCCACACCCAATCCTGCTCCAGCTAAATATCCCAATCCCATAATGGCTAGTGAGCGATAGAGTGGATAATATCCTTCACGATACAAGCTCCATGATGTTCCTCCTTTTATCCGGAGGCTCAGTGCTTCCAATCCTGGAACATCAGATAATAGTTGGAATTTTTCTTTCGCTGCAATTTGTTCACTAAGATAGGGATTTTCCATTGAGTGCGGAGCTTGAACATGGGTAATCGATGCCATATATATCCTCTATAATTTAATTACGTTTTTGGTCCTAATAAAACTTTGGAATGAGATCATTGCTACAGAAATGCATATCACAGAAGCAAAAAAAATGAATCCGAGAAATAGAGAACTAAATTCTGTGCTGGAGGGCGATATTAGTCTATATCTTCGAGCGATAATGTCAGTCCTTATTTGAACGATATGTTTACCGAACCATTCTTTATGTTCTTCTACAACGCTTGCATTTGTCTTATCACGAACATCGCGAAGCATTCCAGCATATAAATGAAGTTTTGCAGCATCTGTGCTTAAAATGGGGTCATATGGCTCATAACGGAGGGTCACACTATTATAATAACATCCGTGAGGCGTCGCCATAATGATAGGTTGTAATTTAGGGTCGTTCCATACAGAATTTGTTGTACTCATACAGTTCTCCTTTCCTTTGCCTAAGATTTTAGGGGAAAGGGGCAATTTAACGAACAACAATTATTTATGCATGTACTTTTTTTTAATAAGAATGTATAAAGTTTTTTTATGTCTAAACATCCTAAGCAAACTATTACACCTAAAACTGGTCGCCCTGAGAAACTAATAGACTGGGATCTTGTAGATCAATTGCTTCTTGCCGGATGTCATGGCACTGAAATCGCACCTTATTTTGATATGCATCATGATACATTTTATCGAAGAGTTGAAGAAAAGTTTAATGTATCTTTTACCGCTTATTCACAGCAAAAGAAGTTTCAGGGAGATGGTGTATTGAGAAAGGCTCAATTCGATAAAGCTATTAGTGGTGATAATACAATGCTAGTATGGCTTGGTAAAAATAGGCTGAATCAAAAAGAAACCAGTGAAGTCACCGTGGCTCCTGAAACGGTTTCTGCCTACAATACTATTATGAAGCAAGTAGAAGAGCTACAAGAAGCACGTAAGAGACTAAAGACTCAAGAAGAGGTATTCGATGGATTGGATTCAGCTTGATTTCGATGATATTAAAACTTTTCCACCAGTAAGAAAATTGGTTCTGGCTGTCGATACGAAGCAGACTGTTCCTTGTGTTGATCTAGCCGTCTTCTATTATCAAGAAAATAACATGAACGATTGGGAAAGTTACGCAGGACAATTAGAAGTCCCTACGCATTGGTGTCCTTTTCCCGAGCTTCCGAAGAAAGATCAATATGGCGAGGAGAACAAAGAATGAAATGGCACGACGCAACAAAACATAAACCTAAAGATAAAAGCTCTATTTGGGTTTGGAATATAATCGCTCAAAAACAAGAACTATTCATAGCAAATTGGGTAGACGGGCAATGGGATCATCATAAATTGCCGACTCAATTCGCGAGAATGTGGGCTTATGTATTTGATGAATCTGCTCATGAAACTTGCTAATAAATAATTCATTATATATATTCCCAATCACGTTAGCTACGTTATAGCTATTCGCCGGCCGCGTTAAAGCCAAAATGATCAATCTTTTGTCATTGTTAACGTGACACAGATTTACATCATATTCTCGCTGTCTAGCGTTACAGACGACCCGATGTGATCGAGAACGGACGTAGTAGGTCTGGCTTCATTGCCGTCGTCCACCGATCATCACGTCACAAACTTTCGAACAAGAGATTCGAAATGTCAATGATTACTAATACGGGGAATCTCGGACCGCTTATCTTGCAATCGCTTGCGCCTGCAATGTTATATGTGCCGACCCCAACTATGAACTACATCACCGTTTGCGATAAGGTTTCTATGCCTTCAAATGGTGGTACTACTTGCCGCTTTATGCGTCCAAGAAGTTTGCAACCGCCTACTATCCAATTGGGTAATAGTGGGATCGATAAAGAACTCCGGTGTGTCGATGTAAAACCTTTGATAATTGACTTGGATCTCCTGGCTGCTTAAGCAGGACAACAAGGGGCAAGCAACGAAAGTGTGCAGCCTGAACGACTAAATTCAGAGGCCCAGAAATGGGATGCGATAGTCTGATCTCATAGGTAACTATGAGAGGAGTCTCCGAAGAGGGATTCCCGCCTTGCGGCTGCAAGGGGTCTAAAGAAGTAACAGTATGCCTCCGGCACAAGTGCCCCAGAGAGATATAATCGATGGCACAAATGGCTTTTTTTGGAACTGGGTGTATCATCAATAACAGGTGATCCTTCAGGATCAAGAGGGTTCTATACTTGCAGCATAATGATGGTGGGTCTATAATATAGCCGAAAAAAGGACTATATGAAAGATCCGGAAGAAAAGGAAATGATGGCTTATATAGCAGGATTAATTGATGGAGATGGAATGATAGGAATCAGGAAAGGATCAAAGAAAATGCTTCCCTTAATCCAATTTCACAACTCAATGAAACAGGCATCTGTGTATTTAAATAATTTGTTTGGAGGCACTATTGCATGCGATAAGCCAAAAAAAGAAAATGATCGTATCATCTGGAAATGGATGCTTCAAGGGAAAGAAGGATGTTTGAATCTTTTAAATAAGGTTCGCGACCATCTAGTTTTGAAGAAGGATTCCGCTGACCAACTTATGGAATTTTTGACAAATCCATTAGAAGGAAAGAACTATTATCAATTATGCAAAGACTTGAATTTAAATAGAAAAATCGAGTCTTACACGTTAGATAATGTCCTTAGAGTAAACAGCAATTGTCCTTATTTTTGGGCTTATGTTGCTGGAATTATGGACACAGATGGATCATTTTCTATAGAAAGATCGGTTCGTAAAGCAGGTCAAAACAGGCAAAAATCGGATTTAATTAAGTTTAGACCGAAAATCTTATTGACTATGGTTAGCGAACGATCAATAAAGCATATCCTTTCAAACTGTGAATATGGAGGATTATCGATTGTGAAAGCTAATACAGCTTTAAGAGGGGCTGCATTTAGATTTTCGATTCAATCAAGATCCGATACCATAGAGTTTTTGAAGAGATGTATTCCTTATCTTCAGATCAAAGCAATTCAAGCGATAAAGATATTAAACTTTTGTAGAAATTACAATCCTACGAATGGATTGGCTAAAATTCCTGAAAAAGAAAAAGAATATCGTGAGAACTGCTATAGAGAAATAGTAATGCTGAATAACACGCCCTCTTAGGCGAGAGATAATTGGTGTTAGCTTGGGTATCCGAGCGTCTCGCCGTGGCCATCTTGACAAGTGGCCATTAAACCTTTGGTAATCGACTTGGAAGCCCGATGGGGTGACAAGGGGCAAGCTTAAATGCAGCCTGAGAGACTAAATCCAGAGGACGCTAACAATAGCGTATGCGATAGTCCGATCTGCAACAATAAATGAAATTGCAGAGGTTGGCAGAAATGACCAATCCCACCGAAAGGTGAGTAACAAGTTGGCGTCAAGCAGAAGATTTAATTTTGCGCGACTACATCGTTTCTGCTGCATCAACATTGAATGCTGGCGGCGGATCCAATGGTGATAACCCAACTAACCTCGGAGTCTCTGACTTCAGCTTAGTTGCCACAACACTCGATACAAATAACGCTTATAAATTTATGAGTGGTATCGAAGGTATGGATCGATTCGGAACAGGCCCAGTGCGATCAGCATATTTTATGCTGTCATCAACTGAGCTTCAGTCTGACTTTGATGGTCTTACTGGATCTGGCTTCTTGAACCAATGGAACTATCCTAACAATAGCTCAGCTCTTCCATCTGAGTATGGATCGGTATTTAACGTCCGTATCCTTACCAGCTCGGAGGCTGCTGTTGCACGTGGTGCTTCTGCAAACGGACAAGACGTTTATTACAACACAACTGTTGGTAAACAAGCCGTAACACACATAAATCAAGATGGCTATTCGATGCAGCTGATTTATCGTGATCCATATTATTCAGGAATGCTCGCTCAAAACGCGACTTTGGCGGTTAAATTCGCTCAAGCGCAAGCGATCACTCAAGACACCGCGATTAGAAACTTGCTTTCTACTCGCCTAAGCAACTTGGGGGTCTAATTTATGGCTGAATATTCAAGAATTGCAACAGGAACAGTGACTTCAAATGGAGGAGCAACTAACGTTATTCTCCCATTCACTCCTAACTATATCCAGATCATCAACACAACTGAGATCACTGCCAATGCTGGCGGAGTAACTCAGGCTCAGTGGTTTTCTGATATGGGTCAAGGTGCAGCGGCCTATGTTACAACAACATCAGGTACAAACGCTTCTCTATTCACCACAACAGGTGGATTTAGCATCGTTCAGGCTGGATTGTCACTTCAGTATGGACCTGTGTATCAACACACCGGATCTACTGACTTTTCAATAAGCAAGGCAAACCCTGCTGAAATCACAACAACAACAGCTCATGGACTCGTTTCTGGAAATGTCGTTATTTTCCAAAACCTCTATGAGACATCAACAACTGGTATGCCACAAATTAGCGGTATCCCTTTTGTTGTGACAGTGATTGACTCAACGCATTTCACTATCCCATGGAACACAAACCAGACTAACTACACAGCTTTTAACACAGCAACATCGACAGGTAATATCGGATCTTGGAAACAAGTCCTTTATCCATCTCTCTATGTTCCTGGTGAAGCGGTAATTTCTGCTTTGACACTCGGTGCAACAACAACTGTTGTTACAACTGCTCCTCACAACTTTGTTGTAGGGCAAGAAGTGGCGTTCCGTATCCCCACAGTTTGGGGACCAACACAGTTGAATTCGCTGCCTGATAACACAATCCCTGGTCAACCGATCTACGGATACGTGACATCAGTTACGAACTCAACAACTGTTGTAGTGAACATCATCTCGACAGGGTATACAGCATTTAACACCAACCAACCGGTGACAGGTGTTAAAGGGCTCACATTCCCACAAATCGTTGCAGTTGGTGATAACAACAGCGGATCGAATCAGTTTGGATATAATAGTCCTACCGTTTACAACGGAACTGGTACGACAGCTGTCAGCACAATCAATGGCCCTGCTATTGCTGGTGCGTACATCAACGCTACTTATCAAGGATTTATCATTGGAGCAACCATTTCTGGTACTGCTGCTGATGTAATCTATTATCAAGCGATTTTGTCAGATCTAAACATGTAAACTTGTAAAATAAAATTATAAGTTGTAAGTTGGAGTGAGGTTTAAAAGCCTCACTCTTTTTTTTAGGTAATGCATGGCGATCTCAGGTCCTATAGCTCCATATTCGAACCCTCCCATCGAGCCTCAATATTTCCAGCCAT